CTTTTCCGATCTAGGAGGAAGACCCTGACCCTTCCTGTTTTAATTACCCCCAAAAACGACTCAAGAAGCCATGACTAGCCACGCAGAAGCCCTAGAAGGTCACCAAGAGCCTCAAGACGGCTCAAATCGGCTGCAATCGGTTTTGGGTAGGGACACAGAAGGCCTTTATGGTCACACAACCCCTAGAATTCACACGCCGCTCAATGATTTGCCTTCCCGCGGGCTCGAACTGGTGGATTTGGCGTCAGAAATTTCTATCGAGCTTATGCCTTGGCAAAAATTCTTCCTTGAGCATAGCCACAAGGTTTTGCCTAATGGGAGATGGGCATCCCCCGTGGTGGTCGGCTGCGTAGCTCGCCAAAATGGTAAAAGTTTTTTGATGCAGCTTAGAATCTTGGGCGGTCTTTTCCTATGGAAAGAGTCGCTGCAAATCGGGTCAGCGCACACGCTATCTACATCGCTAGAGCAGTTTAGGCAGCTAGTGTCGCTTATCGAGGGTAGCGATTACTTGGCCAAACAGGTCAAACGTATCCGGTGGTCACATGGGTCAGAGGAAATCGAGACTTTGCACGGGACGCGCTTTATTATCAAGGCTGGTGGGTCAAGCGCACGTGGCGTAAGTAAGCCGGAGACAATCCACCTTGACGAGCTGCGCGAGATGACAGATTTGGAATCTTTTGCGTCGCTGCGTTATACCTTGATGGCCGCAAAAAATCCAATGATTATTAGCTATACCAATGCCGGAGATGCCGCAAGCATTGTGCTGAATCAGTTTAGACAAAGAGCCATGCAGGCCATCGGCGGGGCAAAAGATGACATCGGTTACTTTGAGTGGTCTGCGCCTACCGATGAGGTAAGCCTAGAAAATGCGGCTTATAGCAATCCGGCACTTGGCATCACTATCCACCCCGACAATATCCGAGCCGTGTTTAATGACCCGCCCGACGTAGTCCAAACGGAAGTCCTTTGCAGATGGGTACAGTCGATTCAGAGCTGCGTGGATTCTTCAAAGTGGGCTGCCTGCTCCGAGCCTGATTTTGATTTAAAAGAAGATGAGCTTACGTGGCTTGGCGTTGATTTAAGTCCGGACAGAAAATTTGCGGCACTCGTTGGAGCGCAGAAGCTAGGCAACGAGACTTTTGGCGTAAAACTATTGCACACATGGGAAAATCCTTTGCAGCTTGACGACAAGGCCATTGCAAATGACTTGGCCGTATATGCTCGCAAGTATCCGGTTGAGCATGTCCTTTACAGCCGTCGCACAAGTGGCGCGGTCGCATCTCGCCTTGCACCAGCTGGCATACCGACCTTTGACATGGATGCGGCCTATCCGCAGGCATGTGACGAAATGTTGGGTGCGATTAACAGCGGTCGTTTGCGATACAGGCCAAACCCTGAATTGACTGCGCAAATGCTTTCGGCCGTGCAGTTACGTCGAGGCGATGGCGGTTGGGTCATCGGAAGGCGCGCGTCATCGACGGCAGTGGCGGCCAGCGTTGCCACGGCATTGGTTACACATTTTGCGACACGCCCAGAGACAGACCTAGACATCATGGTGGGTTGAGTGCTATAGCCAGCCTAAAATTACGGCATGGGTCTAATCAATGTGCTATTTCCAAAGGTAGAGGCATCTAAGCCTGCACTTGAGGTTGATGCTGCAAGCATCGCGCCTTATTACAGTGAGACATCACCATTTTTCTTCGCGGGCATTACACAAGCTACACGCGCAGAAGCAGTAAGCATCCCAGCCGTATCGCGTTCAATTGGAATCATCCAAACAATTGCCTCATTGCCTATGCACGTGCGCAATGTGGCAACTGGTGAAAAAGTACAAGCTCCACGCGTTATCAATCAGCCCGACCCACGCATCGCCGGAAGTGTGTTTTGGTCATGGTTGATTTCAGATTTGATTCTTCACCCAAGCGCGTATGCATACGTCAACGAGCGTTATGCAGACACCGGAAGAATCCGAGCAATGGAAAGAATTGCGCCGGAGCGCGTTACTATTCAAACGGATGGCATGGGATTTGAAATTGTTGCTTATCAAATCGATGGCAGTTTTGTTGACCCAAATAATCTTGTTGTTTTCCAGGGCGATGGCGAAGGTCTATTAAATCGCGCAGGCCGCACAATTAAGGCCGCAGCTGCACTTGAACGTAGCGCAATGAACTTTGCAAATGAGCCAATTCCTCAAATGGTTTTAAAATCAAATGGTACATCGCTACCGGCTGACCGCGTTGCAAAATTGTTATCTTCATGGCGTACAGCTCGCGCAAATAAATCAACTGCATTTTTAAATGCTGACGTTACTTTGGAAACCCTAGGTTATGACCCAAAAAGCATCCAGCTAAACGAAGCCCGCAATTACGTAGCTTTGGAATTAGCCCGTGCATGTGGTTTGCCTGCGTATTTTGTTGACGCACAACAGTCCACCTTCACCTACAGCAACGCCTTGGACAAGAGGCGCGACCTTGTAGATTTTGCGTTTAGAAATTACATGTCACAAATCGAGCAAAGGTTATCTTTTGCGGATTTTGTCCCAGCTGGCCAAGAAGTCAAGTTTGACCTTGACGATTTCTTGCGTGGTAATCCTTACGAGCGCGCGCAAGTGTATGAAATCTTAAATCGAGTTGGCGCAATGTCAGTCGAAGAAATACGCGAGGAAGAAGATATGCTGCTATGAAAAAAGTAATCACACCCATGACAATTACGGCAACCGATTCCGATAGCCGTACAATTACTGGTCGCATTGTCTCATTTGAAGAAACTGGCAACGCATCAATTGGCAAAGTCCAGTTTGCCACCAACTCAATCGAAGCCCAGCCAGTTTTGCTTAACCTTGAGCATGACCGCACACGCAGAATTGGCAAAACCTTAAGCATGGAGCAGACCGACACAGAAATCACGGCTACCTTTAAAATCGCTCAAACAAGTGCTGGCAATGACGCGCTTGTTGAAGCTGCCGAGGGTTTGCGCGATGGATTTAGCGTAGAAGTTTCATTTGACGAATATGAAACACTTAAGGATGGAACAGTACGCATCCTCAAGGGTGAACTTACAGCCGTCGCATTGACAAGTGAGCCAGCAATCCGCAGCGCACGTGTCGAGTCAGTAGCCGCCACAGAAGGCGAAGAAAACGAAGATTCTGAATCCACAACAGAGGAAGCAGATACCCAACCAACAACAGAAGGAGACGAAGTGGATAACGCCGTCACAACCGCGGAAGCCGTAGAGTCGGTCGAAGCCGCACAGTCAGTAACCGCATCTGCTACATCAGTTGGCAGATTTACAACAAAGCCACGCATCGAAATGACCGCAGCAAAGTATCTTGAAAACAAGGTACAGGCTGCATTAGGAAACGAAGATGCCCGTCAGTATGTCTTGGCAGCTGACAACACAACAGACAATGCTGGTCTTGTGCCAACACGTCAGCTTGCAGAAGTCATTAACGGACTTTCTACAACAATCCGTCCATCCATCGATGCAATCAGCCGTGGCACATTGCCTGATGCTGGTATGACATTTGAAATTCCAAAGATTACAGTTGCACCAACAGTTGCAGTTACAGCTGAAGATGCAGCGTTTTCAGAGACAGACCAAAACGCAGCATTTGTAAGCGTTGACGTTAAGAAATTTGCGGGGCAGCAAAAGTTTTCAGTTGAGCTTTTCACCCGCACATCGCCCGTCTTTTATGATGAGCTTCTTAGAAATATGGTTGCGGCCATGGCTAAGGCGCAAAACGCTTATGTCAACGGCATCCTTATTTCAGCTGCGACAACCGACGCAACAACAGTTGCAACATATCCAACAGCCGCAGAGCTTCTTGGAATCACAGCACGTGGCGCAGCAAGCGTCTATGGCTCAACAGCCGGATTGCCTAACCCATTTGCACGCAACATGATTGTTTCAACCGGACAGTGGTCAAACATCATGGGTCTAAATGATGCAGGACGTCCTATCTACACAGCTTCACAGCCTTCAAATGCTGGTGGCGCAGTAGTGCCAACATCACTTCTTGGCAACGTTGCAGGACTTAACCTTTACGTTGACCCAACAAACGGCGGCGATGGTGATGGAACTATCCTTATCGTCAACCCTGATGCTTACACATGGTACGAGTCAACCCAGTATCAGCTACGCGCTGAATCAACTGCGGATGGTTCAATCACAGTTGGCGTCTATTCATTTGGAGCAGCGGCAACGAAGATTGCGGCCGGAGCTTTCAAGAATAACAAGGCGTAAGCCACATTAATCATCGGCTGGCGCGCTCCCGTGTCAGCCGAGTCGAACGAAAGGAATACTCATGCCCAACATTGTGACTGCCGCCCAGCTGCGTCAGGTGTTGGGCGTGAGTATTGCCTTATACGATGACGCTTATCTAAATGAAATAATTAACACGGCAGAAGCCGTAATTTTGCCCATGCTTGTGGCAAATACGTCAGCGGTCAATGCCTACAAGCTAAATAACAACGAAGCCTATTATTACACCGAGCGCGAGCATCATTTTGTAGCTGGTCAGTCAATTATCGTGGCAGGTTTGCCAGCACCTTTTAGCGCGACAGTAACAGTCGTCACCGCTGGCACATATTATTTTACGGCAGCTATAACAAATGCCGACGTCACTTTGCGCGAGATAATTCCAAGTGGCACTGCCACACTTTCCGGTTATTCAGCGGTCAATATTTACACAGGAAACGATGCCATCGAGTCAGCCATCCTTGCCGTATCCGTCGAGGTATTTCAATCACGCGTTGCAGCTGGTGGACAAATTGAGGGCTTAGATTTTACCGCTACGCCTTACCGCATGGGTCGCAGCTTAACCAACCGCGTGTCAACTTTGCTTATGCCGTATCTTGACGTTGAGACAGTGTGCCAGTAAATGCCAGCATCCACTATTTTAAGTCAGGTACGGACACCGCTGGCCACTGCCTTAGCATCGGTTGCAGGCAACGTTTATAGCTACGTGCCGGAGACAATTATCCCGCCTGCCGTGGTCGTCGTGCCGGATACACCTTATTTAGAGCTTGAGACAATCAGCAAAAGTACCCTTCACGTCAAAATCAATTTTACAATTTCAGTCGCGGTTGCCTATAACAGCAACCCAGCATCGCTTGACAATATCGAGCAGCTAATCATGAGTGTGCTGGCAGTAATCCCAACTGGGTACGTTGTCAGCGTGGTCGAAAGGCCAACAGTTACACAAGTTGGAGCATCGACGCTGCTAATCGCCGACGTTCGAGTTTCTACCTACTACACACAAACAACATAAGGAGACATCATGGCAACAGTAGTAATCACAGGCCGCGACATAACCTTGTCCTTTACTGGTGGAACGGACATCGAGGCGCAGGCTACAAACGCAGTATTGACAAAGGTTTTAGACCGACAGACCTATCAAACACTAGATGGCGAAGCGTACAAGACCACAAACGTGACAGCTGGTTTTCAGCTTGACATGCTTGCAGACTGGGGCAAGACAGGGTCAGTATGTGAAGCTCTTTGGACGGCTTGCGATTCAGCACCGGACACAGACATCACCATCACAATGACCGCTGCAACCGGAGCGCAATTTGTGTTTCCAATTAAGCCTTCCTACCCAACAGTGGGCGGGTCAGGCATGGACGCGCAGACAGTGTCTTACACTTTCCTAGTACCAAAGGGCGAAGTCACAGAGACTTTTAGCTAAAAACAAACGACGGGAGCAAACAAATGCAACAGCAGATAACAATTAAATATAATGATGGGACAGATGCAACGTACATGGTACGCCCACCTGATTACGCCCGCTGGGAGATGACTACCAAAAAAGTCATTTCCCAGTTTGGCGGCATGTGGGACATTTTGTTTGTTGCACACCTAGCCATGAAGCGCGACGCAGGCAGTAAGCCAACCAAACCATTTGATGCTTGGATGGAATCAGTTGCAGACGTCGAAGTTGGTGAAGGCGACCCAAAAGCCATGAGCGCGGAAGTGTCAGCCGACTAATCGTTGAGCTGGCAATTGCCACGCAAATCCCTATGGTTCATTGGCAGACAGCCGAGGACATATTGACCGCAGTTGAGATATTGGAAGCGAGGACAAAGTGACCGACCCAATAGCTCTTGACCAAACCGAACTGCGTGCCGTTTTTAAAGCGTTAAAAAATATGGACGAAGCTGCACAAGATGAAGCTAAAAGGCAGTCCGGTAATTTAGCCGATTACGCGCGGACTCAAATTATCGGGACTGCCAACGGGCTACAAAGTCGAGCCGTAGCAGGTCGCATTGCCAGTGGCGCACGGGTCAAGAAGTCCAGCAAAATCGGCGAAGTGACTTATGGGTTTGCGTCTCAAAAGTTTAGCGGCGGGGCAACCACGCGAGACATTTGGGGCGGGTCAGAATTTGGCTCAAATAAGTATAAGCAATTCCCAGTGTGGTCAGGCCGTCAAGGTCGAGGGTCACGCGGATGGTTTATCTATCCAACATTGCGCAAAATTCAGCCCGAAATTGTCGAGCGTTGGAGCGCAGCATTTAACAAGATTTTGAAGGAGTGGGGCTAATGGCTCAAGGTACACGCGCATTAACGCTCAAGCTATTAGCCGACGTCGATAACTTTAACAAAAACCTTAAATCAGCCGACAACGAAGTTAAAGGATTTGGCGACAAGGTCGGAGACTTTGGCAAAAAAGCTGGTTTAGCCTTTGCCGCAGCTGGTGCAGCAGCAGTCGCCTATGCTGGCAAATTAGCCATTGACGGGGTCAAATCAGCCATTGCGGATGCGGCCGCGCAGGAAAAGCTAGCCCTAACCTTAAAGAACGTCACAGGGGCTACAGAAGCCCAAATTGCCGCCACCGAGGATTACATCACGCAAACCTCATTGGCGTTTGGCGTAACCGATGATGAGCTGCGTCCAAGCCTTGAGCGTTTAGCCCGTGCGACCGGAGACGTCGAAAAGGCGCAGAAACTACAAACAGTAGCCATCGACGTGGCGGCAGGCAGCGGCAAATCACTTGAGGCCGTAACCAATGCCATGGCCAAGGCCGCCGAAGGTAATACAACTGCACTTGGCAAATTAGGGGTTGGCTTATCAGCTGCGCAGCTTAAGACCATGAGCATGGATGAGGTGACAGCAAAACTAGCCAGCACTTTTGCAAATCAGGCATCGACTCAAGCTGATACTTTTCAAGGCAAATTAACACGACTACAGATTGCCTTTGATGAGGGCAAGGAAACAGTCGGCGCATTTATCCTTGATGCCATTACCCCATTTGTCACTATCGTGGTGAATAAAGTAATTCCAGCAATTGCAGACTTTACAAGCAATCTTGGAGACAAATTGCAACCTGTCATGCGTGCTATTCAGCCAATTCTAGATGGTTTGCGCAAAGCTTTTAATACAGTCAGAGATTCTTTGCAAGAAAACAATGAAAAACTACAGCCATTTTTTAATTTGATGGTAAGGATTTTTGATTTTGCAAAAGATTATTTAGGGCCGTTTATAGGAAAAACAATTGGCTTATATTTTCCATTATTAGGCAAACAACTTGATTTTGTTATTGACCAATTTGCTAATTTTGTAAATTTGCTTACAAATGTCTATAACCGAATTAAAGGCATCATTGACGCAATTAAAGGTGCGGGTAGCGCGGTCGGGAATTTCTTTTCAGGAGCATCATCATCGGGTGGGGCATCATTTTCAAATGCAGCAAGTTCCGTTGCGTCACCTATGGCAGCATTACCTTCAATGCCGTCTGATGGCATGATTTCTTACAATCCACGGACTGGCTTAAATTACAATCCAAATGCTGGCATGACAAACATTACAGTCAATGGGGCAATTGACCCTGAATCTACAGCCCGCCAAATTGTGGGCTTGTTAAATGACTCATCCGCACGTGGCACGCTTGGCGGGTCAGGGCTTGTATTTGCATGACCATTTACACGCCGACCTATAAAGTCCTAGTCAATGCCGTCGAGCTAACAGACGTCACAGTTGCCAACCTTACGATTCAGTCAGGTCGCACGGACATTTATCAACAGCCGGTAGCAGGATATTGCCAACTGCAATTGCTTAACTTCAACAATGACATTTATGACTTTACAGTGGGTACGGGTCTTACAGTAGAAGTATCAAATTCTACAGGGTCAGCATTTGTGCCTATTTTTGGCGGTTACATTTCAGACTTTACAATTGCCGTTGACCAAACTGGAAGTTTAGGCAATACGACAGCTGCGCAGATTACAGCTCTTGGCGCATTATCCAAGTTGCCTAAAATCGTGGACAACGGCATTTTGTCCCAAGATGAAGATGGCGACCAAATTTATTCTTTGCTATCGGGATTCCTTTTGGGTGAGTGGAATCAAGTACCAGCGGCGACAACATGGGCAACTTATGACCCAACTACAACATGGGCAAATGCAGAAAATCTTGGCCTTGGCGAAATTGACCGCCCAGGGAATTTTTTGATGATAGCGCGCTCATCCAACGAAACCGACGTTTATAGCTTGTGCGCTCAAATTGCTAATTCTGCACTTGGCGTACTTTATGAGGATTCAAACGGCAACATCGGTTATGCAGATTCGACTCATCGACAGGATTACCTTGCGGCTAATGGTTACACGACCCTAGACGCAAATCACGCTAATGGACGCGGCTTGGCCGTGACGACCCGCGCCGGAGACATCCGCAATAAGTACGTCATTACTTACGGCAACAATGGCAACAGTGTTTATACGGCCGACAACGCAGAAAGCCAGTTAAATTATGGTCTATATGCCGAGGCCTTTTTATCTAATATCAAGGACACAGTTGACGCCGAAGATTTTGCCGACCGAATCGTTGCCCTACGTGCTGACCCGTTTCCTAAATTCCAAAACATTACTTTTGAACTGGGAAACCCTGAAATTGACGATTCAGACCGAAATGCCTTAATCAACATATTTATGGGTTTGCCCGTGTGGATTCAAAACCTGCCTTTAAATATCAGTGGCGGGTCATTTGAGGGTTACGTTGAGGGCTGGACGTTTAGGGCAAGCCTCAATAATTTGACCATTACGTTTAACGCGTCTCCGGTCAATTTCAGCCAAGTTGCCGTAAAATGGCAACAAGTAAATGCAGCGGAAACGTGGGCAACTCTTAGCCCAACATTAACGTGGTTACAAGCGATTGGAGCAGTAGCGTAATGGCAACAACAACACCTAATTTTGGTTGGCCTGTACCGACGTCAACCGACCTTGTAAAAGATGGCGCAACAGCTATAGAAGGGCTTGGCGACGCAATTGATGCGTCATTGTTAGACCTAAAAGGCGGCACATCTGGACAAGTCCTAGCAAAAGCATCTAATACAGATATGGACTTTTCATGGGTTGCAGTTGACCCTTTGTTAATTCTTGATGCTAAAGGCGACCTCATATCTGCAACGGCAGCAGATACGCCAGCCCGTCTAGCAGTCGGTGCTAACGGCACAGTTTTGACTGCGGATTCAGCGGAAGCAACAGGGCTTAAATGGGGGGCAGCAAGCGCAGGTTCATTTGTAAAAATTGCAGCAGCAACATTTTCTAATCAAACAAGTGTTGCAATAGATAGTGTTTTCAGTTCTACTTACCGAAATTACATTGCTTACATCAATGTTTATGCTGCGTCTGAAACAGACGATTTTCAATTGCAGTTTAGATACGCTGGACCTACAACACAAACGGCAAATTATTACGGCGGCAGTTTTGGATTTAATGACGCCAACACTAATACGACAAACGGATTTGCTAACGCGGCACAAGCGACTTTGGCACCAAATACAGGCGGCTCGGCTAATTCATCGGCCTATCAGTTAAATTTTGCGTATGTAGGAGATGGAAGCCGAAAGTCGGAAGTATGGGGCACGGGTATAGACGGTTCAACTCAAGGAACCCGTCAATTTACCGCATTTCAAGACACAGCAAGAATATACACGGGCTTTTTAATTAAAAGCTCAAGTTCAAACATTACTGGCAGTTATTCTGTTTACGGATTGGAAAACTAATGACTAAAGAAACCTATTTTGTACACGACGCGGAAATTGACAAAATAAATATTGTTGAGCTGACGGAAGATGAACAAAAAAAATTAGATGAGGAACGTCAACAAGCGATAGAAGACAAGAAACAAGCGCAATTGGAACATGAACAAAACGCTATCAAAAAATTGGAAGTGCTAAACCGTCTGGGCATTACAGCCGATGAAGCGGCATTATTATTGTCATGACATACCCACAAGGTACGGCAGCTTTAGCAATTAGCATTGCAAATGGCGAGGTTGGCAATATTGAAGAAGGCGATAACTTAACTCCCTACGGCAAATTTATGAAGGCCGACGGGTTGCCATGGTGCGGTTCATTTTGTAATTGGGTACTGGCACAAGCTGGTGTTAAAGTTCACAGCGTCGTAGGCACGGCGGTGGGCGCGCACAAATTCAAGGAAACCTCCCGATGGCACACAACCCCAGTTGCGGGCGATTTGGCATTTATGGATTTTCCGCATGATGGCATCGACCGAATAAGTCACGTCGGCATTGTTGTGGCCGTATCAGGCAACGTCGTTACGTGCATCGAAGGCAATACATCGGGAACTGGCGACCAACGTAATGGTGGCATGGTTATGGTCAAGCAACGCACAATCGGCAAAGAGGTCGTTGGATTTGGTCGGCCTAAATATGTGCCTTACAAGGGTGATATGCCAGTCGTGGAAATACCACAATCAAAAGCAAAGAAGGTAAAAAAATGAATCAAGCAAAGTTGATGGCCGCATCATGGTTGCGCTCATTTATGGCAGCTGGTATTGCGGTTTATATGGCCGGAGTAACCGAGCCAAAGGCAATTGCTAGCGCGGGGCTTGCAGCTGTATTGCCTGTAATTTTACGTGCGCTCAATCCTAACGACGCAGGTTTTGGCCTCAAGGGGAAGTGAGCCGAAAGTCGCGCCAGTTAGCCCTATTCCTAATCCTGTTTCTAGGGCTGACTGGTTGCGGTCGTTATGACGGATGGACGCGTTACCCGTGCCAAGAGTATGAAAATTGGAAAAAGCCGGAGTGCAATCCGCCTCAATGCATTGCAAACGGCACTTGTACGCAAGACATATATGGAGACAGTCTTGAGCCATAAGCCCAGCCGCCGATACACAAATGAGCAGCTGAAAGCCCGCCTTATTGTGTTTATTGGCATCACCCTTTCACTGGTCTTTATGATGAGCATATTTGGGATGCTTTATGCTTTAATTTTTGTGACCCAGCCGCTAGGCGCACAAGCTCCAAATGACAAAGCCTTTATTGATTTACTTACAACGTTGACAGTTTTCCTCACCGGAGCATTGGGGTCGGTCTTGGCGTCAAACGGCTTGAAGGATAAGCCAAGCGAAAAGCCAGCCGACACGCCGAAAAACACGCCTGATTCTTGACCTTGTCGTACTCATGCCTCACAGTTATGGCAGGGAGCGAAGCTAAGTAGCTCCTTGAAACGGGAGCAAAATGTACACATTACAGGAAGTAGCCATGTGGATGCTGTTGGGCGTAGGCATTGGATTTACTAGCGGCTACACAGTTGGGCTAAAAGAAGGCAAGCGCGAAGGATTTATCCGCGGCAAGATTGCGGCACGTAGAAGCTTGGAGTCACGCTAATGGGATTCCTAGACAATTACGAGACAGTCAACCAAAAGGTCAAAAGGCTGCACGCGACCTACCCAACAAACCGCATCGAGACTTCAATCATTGACTGGAATCCGGAAAAGGGTTTTATCCTCATCGAGTGCCGCATCTATCGTCATTATGAGGATGAAAAGCCAGCTGCCATTGATTACGCGCATGGCATGGTTGGGGCTTACAACGTTCAAATGAAACGCTGGTATGTCGAGGACACAGTGAGCAGCGCGATAGGCAGGTGCGCAAGCGTAGTGCTGGGTACAGACGAAAAGCCTAGCCGTGAGGACATGACCCAAGTTGAGACAATGCCAAAGGCGTTCATCGAGGACGACCCTTGGGCTAAGCCAATTTGGGAAGAAGGATTTACCACGGCCAAAAGCGCAGTGGCTCAAGTAGCTGACCAATTAGGTGGGGAACTTATATCGGAGTCGCCTATTTGTAAGCATGGTCACATGCTGCTTAAGGAAGGCGATAAAAACGGCAAGCCTTATCGTGGCCATGTCTGCGCTGAAAAGGTTAAGGCAAATCAATGTCCGGCAGTTTGGTACGTGCTCACAAGTGAAGGCAAATGGAAGGAGCGCATCTAATGGCCGAGCTGTACATTAAAAAGCCAAATGGTGAAGCTATGACCATCGAGATAGACGGCACAATCGTGCGTGAGACAAATCCAATTGACATTGACTGGTGCGATAAATGCGAAAAATGGCAGCCATTGGCAGGCGGTCATTATGTGCAATCCCAAGGCTTAGCCATGATTTGGTTATGCGAGGCTTGTAAATGATACGCGTGGACTTAGATAACGATGCTCAAGTTGCGATAACTGTCAAGGGTTTGGAAAGAGCGTTAGAGTATCGAGGACAGTGGGAAGGCAAATGGGTCAAGCGCAATTATCAGACAGACCGCGAAAACCTAAACTTTCCTGCATTTGTCGCACAACAGAGTGAAGCTATAGGTGCAGAGATGGCCGTGGCTAAATTCTTTGGCAAGCCAGTCAACCTTGATGGCTATAAGGACAAAGCTGACGTTGGTAGCAATATCGAGGTCAAGTGGACTAAATGGCAAGATGGTTGCCTTATCCTGCGTGACCACGATAGAGCCGAGGACATTGCCGTATTGGTTACAGGCACAATGCCACGGTACTTTGTCTGCGGTTGGATACCCATCAACGTAGCTAGAAGGCCATCACATAAGCGCAGCGATGGGGCTTGGTGGATAGGTCAACAGGACTTACACCCTATGGCTAATCTCCAAAGGAGCATTTATGCAAATCGAATATAACTGCCGTGTTGAAAAGCGGGTTACATTGCAGACCATTTGCAGCGTTACCAATAACCTGCCGGAGTATGTGCATGTCATCCAATGCAATAGTTGTGGGGTCATGGGCATTGCGATACTTGATAAGGAGACGGCATACAGTGGCAATCTATGAGTATCGATGCGACATGTGTGGACAGGTAAAAAACGTGTCAGCTGGTGTCAATGAGATTTATCCGATTCCAAATTGCGATAACTGCACCATCATCATGTCAAGGGTATGGCAAGCCAACCCAGTCCATTTCAAGGGTGACGGATGGGGGCATCAATGAGGCTTGTGGATAACCTGTGGACAACACGCCGTAAGCCCGCATCAAATCGTGTGGATAACTTCAATTGCTTGACAGGGTTGCTACCATCCAGCTCTGCAAGCGAGCGCGTGTGCGCTGATAGCTCGCTGCGGAGACTGGTGGTTTGGGGGAGTCTATGCCTTAGCATGGCCTTGCTTGCTTTACAGGCACAACCCGCACAAGCTACAACAAAGAGCATTGACCATTACAAGCTATATGCACACTCAAGGATTATTAACTATGAGCAATATAAGTGCCTTAGCAGAATCATTTACAAAGAGTCTAGGTGGAATCCTCAAGCTAAAAACGGGTCACACTTTGGCTTAGGTCAAATGAGGTCAGAGCATTACAGGACACTAGATGCCTATCGTCAAATTGATGCAACAATCAAGTACATCACAAATCGTTATGGTTCAATGTGCAATGCTTGGCGATTCCACGAAAGGGTAGGTCACTACTAATGAGTGCATTAAAAGAGACAGGCAGCACGACAAGATGGCGCAAGATAAGACAGCGCATCATCAATCGTGACCATGGTGTATGCCAGCAATGCGGTAATGAAGGCGACAGCGTTGACCATATTGTGCCAAGGATTCAAGGCGGTACAGATGATGACTGGAATCTTCAATTGTTATGCCGTCAATGCAATTCAAGCAAAGGGGGTAGGTTTTTTAATAGCACAAGGACACCCCTGACCCTT